ATTTAGCAAAATTTTACTCACATAATGTAGGAATGTCAGGTCGTTTGAGACTTGCTGCCACTGGACTCCAAGACCAATGGCTCACAGGGGATCCACAATTTTCGTATTTCCTGATGAATTTTAGAAGACACACAAAATTTGCTATTAATTATATTGAAAGTCAATTTGATGGTGACATAAACTTTGGAAAAACAATCACATGTCGTATTCCAAATGATAGAGGTGATCTCATTAAAAATATGACTGTGAAGTTAACACTTGATGACCCTTCATCTGGGTATGAATGGTGTCCATCTGTTGTATCTCATCTCATAGAGAGTGCAGAACTCCTTATTGGGGGACAAACTATTGAAAAAATTACAGGTGAATATATTTATATACATCAACAACTTCACAACACAGACGACGATATAGATCAAACTGTATACTTCTTAAATAGTCATGGACGCACAATTCAATTTACAGGTGACAACACTTACTTTATTGATTTACCATTCTACTTTTACAGAAATCCAAGTTTGGCTATACCAACATGTGCTCTTACAAAGCAGGTGGTTGAAGTACGAATAAAATTAAGACCACTCGCTGAACTTGTGACTGGTGTCACTCCAGCAAATGCAACTGCAAATCTCAAAAAGTTTTCACTTGACACAGAATTTGTATTCCTCACTGAGGATGAAAGAAACTATATGATGTCAGGACCTCTTGACTATATCATCACACAGGTACAGATGTCAAAGTTCGTAATGAAAGCTGGAGAAAATACAAAGTCTGTAATGCTTAATTTTTCACATCCAGTACGAGAACTCTTCTTTGTTTCACAGTCCGATGCAGCAGTTGCTGCAAATTACCCAAATAGATACAATACAATAACAAATGTAAAACTTCAATTCAATAATGAAATTGTTTTTAATAGAGGACGAAAATTTCTTGTATATGAACAAGCCCTTAAACATCACATTAGTCCACCCAAGTTGGGAACTAACACATATGACGAATCCGAGTTTGCTATGTATAGTTTTGCTCTCAAGCCAGAAGTATACTACCCAACTGGTCAAGTAAATATGAGTCGTATTTCTCACAAACTCCTTACACTACAAATAAATCCAATCAATGGAAGTGATAACAATAATACCAGAGTGTATGCCGTAAATTACAATGTACTTCGCATTGAGAGTGGATTAGCTGGTTTAAAATTTTAGAGTGCTATAATAGTAATGGCTGGTGTTGTTCAGCTCTTGGCATCTGGTGCTCAAGACAGGTTTTTTACCATAGACCCAGACTACACATACTTTTTGCAAAGTTTTAAGAAACATTCAAACTTTGCAAGAGAATATGTAGATATAGATTCAGAGATTGTTCCAGATTTTGGTGGTAAAGCCAGATTCAAAATAGCTCAAAATACAGGTGACTTATTGACAGCTCTCAGTGTGAAGATTAAGTTACCCATAATTTCCACCGTGCTTTATAACGACCCAAGATTCATAGAATCTATTGGTCATGCACTCATTGAATATGCAGATCTCATTATAGGTGGTAAAGTTATACAGAGATTATCAAGTGACTATCTTCAAATATATTCAGAACATTTTGTTACACAGACAAAACAGAGAGCTCTCAAACAATTGATTGGAAAGTATCCAGAACGAACAATTGATACACGAGTTTCTGATAAAGATATTTTAGGATCTATTGGACAAGCGGATGAAGAGGATGAATTCTTTGTAGATTTACCATTCTATTTTTACAACAATCCAGAATTGGCGATACCATTGTGTGCAATCAAAAAACAAGAGGTTGAAGTTGAGATTAAAATTCGTAATCATGATCACTTGATCATAAAGGGTACAACTGGAGAACTCCAACCTGTGACACCTGGAAGCATTCATCTCAAGGAGTTTACCCTTTGCGGCGAAGTTGCTTTTATTGATCCATGTGAAAGACTTAAAATTGAAAATGAGAAGAAAGATTATGTCATAACGCAAGTACAACAAAACATTTTTGATGTTGGTCAAGGTGTTCAGACAGGGGAATTCAAGTTAGAATTTTACAATCCAGTCAAAGAATTGTACTTTGTTATCCAGCGACAAGGTGATGTGGGTACTGGTGAAGGAGAGTTTATAACTCCATTTGATTATGATAACACCCTCGCAAACACGGGTGGTAAATACATTCTCTATGAAAATTTGGATTATCTTACACTTGATTTGGATGGTCAACCAATAATTACACGGGACACAGGGAATGTTATATTTCTCAAGGGCATCCAAGCGGCTATTCATCATTCAAAGACGCAACTCATCAGAAGATTCTACTCTTATAGTTTTGCACTTGAACCAGAAAAGTGGTACCCCACAGGACAGATCAATTTTAGTCTTATAAAAGAACAGATTCTTAACCTAAGTCTAACACCATGTGTAGATTATGCAAGACAAATTCGGGTATACGCCTTGAGTCATAACATTCTCCGTGTCAGTGAGGGAAGTGCTCAAACTCTTTTTAATTTGAAGTATTAAGAAAGATGATGAAAACTGGATTTGGTGAATCTTCGGGGGCTTACGAGGAGTCCCAACAAAATGCTCTCATTGGAATTCTCCTTCCAGTTCTTGAAAGAAGTATGATACTTGCAGCTGAATATTCCAAGGCTTGTGGTCGTGATACGGTACTTCCAGAAGACATGGAATATGCAATTAAGTACTGTGTAATGTACACAGTTGGTCAGAATGTTGGATCCCTCTTTCCGGGTATTTACGATGAAGAATCTTCAGACGAAGAAGACTTGGAAGAGGTTGAACCAGAAGAGTGTCCACCATTTGAGAGATACTCAGGTGAGGATGCCACATTTAGGCAAATGAACGAAGCTTATGATCGCTGGGATACATGGATACCCCAAAGTCCGGTAGAAGAGATGTTAAAAAATGCTATTAATAGTAATGAGTACATCGGGACCGGAGGGTTGGACAATTTCTGAATATAAGACATTCAAAGCTACAGGTGACGCAGAAGATAGTAGTACCGATGGAGATTCCGACGACGAAGAAGAACAAATTTTTGCAAAGTCAACTATAGTAAGGAAAACAAAGTATAAGAAAATTGTAACAAAGGAAGAATTGTTACCAGAATAAAAATTTTCCTCGGGTATAGTATAAAACTTACCATGTCTGACATGACCGCTCAAGCCCTCAAGACTGTTAACCTTGTCACCCAAGAATTGGAAACCCAATCCCTCAACGCGATTGTTGCGGGCTTCTCCTTCGCCGCCGCGATGAGCTGGATGGACTTGGTCCGATGGATCATCCAACAGGTCATTAAGGTGCCAAAGAACGGTGGTACCCAGTACACACTCACTGCGATCCTCACCACCTTGTTGTCCATTGCGGTCTACATGGTCGTCTCAGCCGTGTCTACTCGTGTCTCCAAGCCAGCGCAACCAGTCTTCGCGATTACTCGCTAAGTTTTGGGCGTTGCTTCATAAGGATTAACAAGACCATTCCAATAAAAACAATTACTCCGATAGAGATGTACTCTTTCCATCTATAAGAATCCACTATAACTTCAGGGATACTTATTGGTGGTGGCAATTCTTTTTTGACCACGTCAAGGGGAACTTTTGGAAGTCCTTCCAACTTATCCGTAGAACCTGTAATTTCAAATTTCAATATATGATCTTGACCTCTGAAATCATATGGAATGAGACGTCCATGACTCATGTATAAAAATTCAACCCGAACATCCCGAATAAACTTTTGTGGTCCCTTGTAGAATTCATGTTTCAATGGATCATTTGTATGATAGTAATTAATGACATCTGCACCATTCGTTAAGATGTGACCTGTATAAAAGGGTGTTTTAGAATATATAGTTTTTGTAAATTCATCTGAACCACTTGTAAGTCGTATAATTATGGAATTTGAACCACCAAGATTAATTGCACCTGATGTAAGTGTATAGTTTGAAGATGATTGATTATTTGATGAAAATCCAAAAACTTGGTGTGGTGTAGTTAAGTTTGTACCATTTACGTATCCATGTGTTCCATCAAAAAACTCAAATGTAAAATCATTGGTTGCACCTGTATTTGAAAATGTCATCGTATTTCTATATTCGTCATAAGTAACCTGATCTATGTGAGATGATGGAAATAATTGCCTTTGAAGTTCCGAAGCCATTGTCGCTCCACTGGTGTAATTATTAGATTCTAATGTAATATCAACACCATCAACGCTAAAAATTTTATTCGTTTCACAAATTTGTAACTGTGGCGTTGGAATTCTTGCAGAAACGAGTGTAATTTGAGTGACATCATAAATAGGCTCTTTCAATGTCACAACATAGTTGTTTGCGTAAGGATATAAGTTTGTATACCTTTCGCTACTATCTATGTCAAGGGTATGAACCTTCATTAAAATATAGGCACAATATTTTAATGATTGTTTTTGTCTAAAATGCGTTTTACATCTAATAAATGTGATGCGATAATGGGTTGTTCTGGAGTTGTCTCTTCGCAATATCCAATGATCGCGAGTTGGGATTTTCATTACCCTTGTAGGCGTTGAATTGGTGGAAAGGCTTTTGTTGATAGTTCTGAGTCCACCCACCATTTGCAGCATTCACACGACCATCAATGCGTGAAGTATCGGAACGAACCGCAGTAAGGGCACCACCTTGCTTGAGGGCGCTCTCACGCACGTTCATACGACCACGGTTACCCATACGGTTCGCCTTACCTCTACGATCCTCTGGACGGAAACCGTACTTCATCAATTCTTCGTTATTCTTTGTAGTAATCTGAGCAGCCGCACTTGTCGCGTAAGCTCCACTGAAATTGGTAATACCTGGAGCCGCATGACTGTAGTGTGCGAACTGTTGATCGTTGCGATCGCTCTTGAATCTTGTTGGATCTTGTGGCATCGTTTGGGCTGAAACAAAACGCTTAGCCCCATTGAAACCGAGACCATCTGCGCGATGACCAGTCTCTGAACGGTTAGTAGTTCTCTTTGTTCTCTCATGCTCTTGACGTGGTATCAAACCTGACATACCCTGTGCGCGTCCTGGCATCGTGGGAAGACGACTTGGAAGATGAGAAGTAGTTTCTGGCTTGTTGTGTGTCAATTGACCAACAACCGCCGATCGCCCACCAGTAATATCCATCGCTGGACCTGATCGGCCTGGAAGTGTAGTAAGACGATACTCACCCACATTAACTGGATTCACGCGGAACATTTGTTGGAAACCACCACTTGCTGGTGTTTCAGAACCAACACCTAAACCTGGACCAACCAATTGTTTTTCAATTGGTGAAAGGTTGTTCATGCGACCGGTGTCATACATACGATTTCTCATATTGAGAATTTCTTGTCCACCACTTCTCTGCTGGCGACCAATATCGGCAAAACTCGCCATCTCCATCTTACTTGGTACTTCTACACGTGGCTCAAAATCTCGTTCTACGAATTCGGGGACGGTATCATCATTGTAAACAATTGGTTGGGTAACTTGTACTTGTTGAACAGGTTGTTCAGGTTCGGACTTGTTACTCAAAGCTCGTCCAGCAAAAATCAGACCGGCGACGGCGGCGAGTGAAATGGGATCGGCCATTCTTATTTTTTAGTAACATTTTTATTAGCGTATCTTTGCTGGAAGAGACCGTTCTGGAGTTCCGCACGAGTACTTGTTGGCTCGTAACTCATTGTACGAAGAGGCACCTTACATTCCATATTGGAAAGTGGAAAAAGATTACGTTCGTACGTTGGAACAATAACTCTACCGAAACGGCTTGTTGATTGTGGTCGAAGTTGGTCACTCACATCAATGTATTGCGCTGGAGAACCTTTGCCCGCCATATATGGCGCCGTTCCATATAACATGGTATTTGGACGACAACTACCGCAGTTAATAGAACTGGGCTGAGGGTACACAAAGACTTCTTCAGTTGCTCGCACTGATGGGAGAGCACCCGTATTTTGAACTATCGCAAGACCAGGCTGAAGTTGGTATGCCATTTATTATTACACGAGAATATTTATCATCTAAGCTGGGGCAATACCATGACCTCTATGAGAAACCCGACTATCACCTGCTGGATCTAAACCAGCGAAC